TTTAGTACTTGTTCTACTAGTACTTCCGGCAGCAGCAGCTTGTTCAGTAGTTGGTCTTGATTGTATAGAGGGGTCGAAAACACTAGGTTTTGGTGTAGTACGTATAGCCTTTCTTCTGTCTTGACTACTATAATGTCCCATTAGAAAAACCTCCTTATTAAAAAGAATACTGGAACGCCTACTTGTGTAGCTATTAATAAAGTGTTAATGTAAGTTGCATACTCTACTCTTATTAATCTTATAGTTTCTTTTTTGTTCATTGTCCACTTCCTGCAGTAGTTTCATTAGGTTGTATATTAACTGGTCCATCTTTTTTCTTATCAGAGATTAATTCATTTTCTATTGTCGCTGGAAATTCTAAATTAATAATATATCCTAGTTGGTCTCTTACTTGTTCTTCTATGAATAACTGTTCTTCTTCTATTGTTTGTTCAAAAGCTAAGTAAGCTATTTTAGCTGTAGCCTCTGTTAGTTCTGCAGAGCCACCGACGATAATTTGAGGTACTCCTGCTGCCTGATAGAAATCAGCATTTAACTGAGCTATCCATTGTTTAGGATCTAAAGTAGAATTAGGCGGTACACCTGCAACTTCTCTCTCGACTGCACCCATAGGAATATAAATATTTTCTCTATCAGAAACTGCTGCATCAGTTGTAGCTTTGAATTTAGCTATCTTTACTGGGTCGTCTGTGTCTAACTTCCAAACTATCTGAGGATAAACATTTCTATGTAAGACAATTTTATAATCAGCTATAGCTTCATTTCTTGCTAAAATAATATTTACTAATCTGTCAATCATTGATGTACCATGTATTTGGTCAGCCACTCTATTTCTTGCTAAGTGAAACATTTTATTTTTATTAATTTTCTTATTAGGTTTTGGAGTTTTAGAGACTTGTTCATACCTTACTATCATCCCTTGTTTGCTTATAATAATTTTAATTGAACCAGGGTCTAAAGGTTTTAAATTAAGTAAGTCTCCCTCTTCATCTAAAATAATCTCGGCAAATCCATCTCCTCCAATTTGATAGTCTCTCACTAAGTTTTCTAAAACTGTATTAAAAGTATCTATCCCTATTCCTGAAACATGATTAAGAACTGCAGTTGTTCTAGCATCAGCAGTAAATCCTTTACCTATTGTCCAGGTAGCTTTTGCATCAATTGCTATTCCTAGTTCTGCTATAGTATTATAATAACCGAATTGTTGACTCCATTTTGTATTTGTCCATCCTGTTTCTCCTGCTGCATTAACTGCGTCTGTTTCTTGTCCATCTACACTATAATCTGTCATAGCACTACTTAGGTTTGATGCTTCACTTGAATTTATGTTGTATTCTGCCATTTTATAGTTTTAAGTCAAAAGGTACTTGTATTAATGCAACAGTTGGGGCTGTTCCGAAATTTGCGCTATCATCCATCACACTTCTATTTTTAGGATCATGTGCTATCATTCCTGTACTTCCTCCTCCAGTATCTGCACATTTTAACCATTGTTCTATTGTTACTCTAAGGGTTTCCCCCTTTTTAAAATGTGTTCTAGGACATAATAAATCTATTGCTGCCATTCTTAATACATTTGAGACAGCTCCTGCTGTTACTGTATAAACTTTACTATCATTACTAACTATATCAGTTTCAGTTGTTCCATCCCAATGTCTAATTTTAGCAGTGATATAAGTATCACTAGCATTTGAATAATTATTATAAAATCCAAAAGGAATATTAAGAACTGCTGTACCATCTACTGTTTGAGGTAGTCTAAATACAACATCAAAATCTACATCTAGAACTTTTACATAACTTGCACTTGTTGTTCCTGTTGCAATACTATAGCCTGGAGAACTATAAACTAATGCTGAACTTAAAGCATAGGTGTCTATTGTTCTAAATAATGTAAATTCTTTTATTCCCTGTCCACTTGCTATGTCCTGGAAGTCGTAACTAACTATATTATCTTTACTTGGAGGAAAAATACTCTTTCCAAAATTAAGACTACTCATTTAAAGATCTCCTCAACTCCAGGGATTCTTCCATCTGTGTCATCTCCAAAAATCCTAGATTGTTTAGCTGCTAAACTTGCTTCTCCCATGTTTCTTCCTCCAAATACAACTTCACCTAGTAGTCTGCCAAACTTCTCGACGGTGTTTAGAGGGTCTATAATAATGTCTACTTCTTCATTTAAGATTTGTTCTTCTAGCCATTTCTTACTATCTCTTCCAGCACTTCCCTCATTCATTTCAGGTGCGTTAATATTTGCAAATCTTAAATCAAAATCAAAGTCTCTTTCTTTCCATCTTAAAGAGATTGTATCTCCATCAATTACCTTAATTACCTTTGCTGTAAAATCTTCTTGTATTTGTTTATGTGGACTTTCAAAATAAAGAGTCTCCATTTGATTCCTAGTAAGTTCAGGAAATTTAGTAAAATCATGTGCCATTTACGCACCCTGTACAAAAGTCTTTACTTGATCTTGTCTTAATATTGCAACAGCCCTCAAGTAAGCATCTCTTAGAATATTAATCATGTCCTCAGCTTCCCCTCTTGTTGTAAATCCACTCATGTCATAGGATATCGCATATATTGCAGCTAAATTCGAGGCTGCTTGAGTTAGAACAGATTTAACATCTACATTTAATGCAGCGTAGGCGTCGCTCCAATTATATCTAGTAGTTGTATTAATCTCACTTTCAGCTTGGCTTATAAAATCATTAGAATAAACAAAAGTTGCATCTCCACTTATTACAGCACTTATATTTGCTCCACATTTTCTCAACATGGCTGGTTGATCACAAAATATTCCGTCGTCTGCCATTATCTACTTTCCCTCATTGCAGCTGTTAATTCTTGTAAAGTTACAATTAATGCAGCCCATGCAGGTTCTAAATCTACAACAATATTATTATCTTCTACTTTTAATGTTACTTTAGGCATATATATCCTAGCATTGCCAAATATTTAAACTTTTGTCTTTTGAACAAAACGCAGCTCTTTTAATTGCTTCGAAAATATGGCTATAATTACCGTAAATTTTGATTGTTCCATCACTATATTCCATTTGCATACTCCTTAAACTCTGTTTTACTCTTGGGTCATCAAATAGTTTTATTCTTCCTTGTTCGGCTAAACTCTTGAAATTAAGGCTCATGTCAACTCCTAATAATATCTTAGATCTAATTACTTTCTTTCCATTTTTGTAACTCTTTTCTATTTCTCTTTTAGCATTATTTAATCCAACTACTTTTCTTTTGGTTTGTTCATCTTCGAAAAGAATATCGAAAACTCCAATACCTAATCCTCCATCATCCATATAGATTTTTTTGTGATGTATTGTCTTGTCTTTATGTATAACTAGTCTGGCAATGGCTGTGAGAGCTTGTGGCTCAGGAATTGTTAAATCAAATTGGATGAGGTTTTTTCTATCTAGTCTATCTAAACTAACCATGGGGCATTCATCTCCACCTTGTCGAGCTATATCTATCCCTTGAAATTTATCTCCTTTTGGATTATGTTCTTTAACTGTACACATTGCATCTATTATTTCTTCTGTTAAGAATCTCTGTATTCCTCCTACAAACATCCCTAAATATTCTTGTTGATATTGTAACTTAGTCATTCTTAGTTTCTCATCTTTCAAAAATTCCACCATCATTGTTCTCTGTGGCTCTTGTCTTTTCTCTGCAACTTCTAGTGTATTTACATGAATAGCTGTGAACTTCTTATCGTGGAAGCAACGATAGAAATATCCATCAGTTCCCATTGGTGTACTAAGTAAAACTATATCTCCTCCTGTTGTAGCTAACATTGGAGTTACTGCAGCCCAAACTTCCTCTTTAATAAAAGCTGCTTCATCGGCATAAAGACGATCTATAGTATAACCTCTGATTCCATAGCCGGAATCACCTGTAGGGAGACAATGAATAACACTTCCATTTTTTAGTTGTAATTTGTGTTTAGTAGGCTTATCTTTCTTAGTTGCAATAAGGCTTTTATCTTTTCCATGGATGTAATTTAATACTTTTTCAAATAGTAAAAGAGCTTGTCTTTCAACACTTGCTATAATCATAATATTTTTTTTAGGATTCTTCATGGCGTACTCACCTGCGTCTTGAGAAATAATTGTGGATTTGCCACTCTGTCTCCCTGAGCATATGCACAAGTTGCCATCCGTATCTAATACTTGTTGCTGCCATGGATCTAATATCATATATTAGATGTAGCCCTATGTTATATATAAACATTTCTAAAATTTTGGCTGGGGTCCTACATATACAACTAACAAACATCATCAACAATCGCTAATAACTAGTAAGCTATAGTATGCTCTTGGGGTGTGGTGGGGTGGTGGAAGGGGTGGGGTGGTGGTGGTAGGTCGTTGGCGAATATGTATATGAGCCAATGGCAATGCGTAGTTGTTGGTCGTTGTTATATGATAATCATGAATAGATTTACTAAGACATTTGCATAGGCAAATGGATAGTTAAATCTGTTTATGCAATTGGGAAATAAGCACAATATAGGCCATTCAATCCATATGCTTATTTCCATAACACATCATAAGGACGATAGGCTTATGTAGAAATACTCTTGTATTTCTAAAGGGAAGGAACTAATTAAACTTATTGGTCTTATGGAAATAGCTACACAAACTATATAAAGCCTGATGCCTATAAAGAACTAGTAATGATTGACGAGTAGAGGTGTCACTCCTGGAACAACAGTCTAAAAAACTGCCAGTGATACGAATGACAAACGGTTTAGACCTCTCACCACGGTAAACTACTAACTAAGTAATATAACAATGACAACAACAATGCGGATTAAAGTTACTAAAACTTCTGCTATGGGTTACAGGGTTTGAGCTTAGGTTTGTCGTACAAGTATGAGTGTTTCTACTCAAGTGTGTGTGCGTATGGTTTAAAATAGGCTCTCAGTATCCTACTTCTGCCTATGAAAATCTGCATTCATAATCATAGGAAAAAAGATTGGAAACCATTATGTATTAGATTAAACAAAGAAAAAAAGAAAGAGTGTGTAAGCTTTTAGAGAGAGAACGCACACATCTTAATTAGTTAGAATGATCTCTATTGCTTTATCATACCACTTTCCTGCTTCTCCAAACATTCTCTGATACATGAAATACTCACTTAATCTCATACAATCATTAACTGTTAAATTGTCCATGATATTACTAATAAGTATTAATCATCGAACGAAGTGATGATTTTTAGTGACTGCAGGTGAGAAAGGTTTATATGGAGAATGTGCTGATGTTGTGCAGTTCGCACCAGCATTCGATATAATAAATCTATTCTCCTAAAGGAGCTGTTATGCTCGAGAGGACTCAACTTCTGTTGCTATTGCTATCAGTTCTTTAGCTCTCCTTAAAGCAAGTCCGTACTTTTTTACTATCAAGAATGCAAGTTTGTCT